TCGCCGGGGGCAAGTGGGTTGCCGGCCACATTCACCACGGCTCGGGCTGGCCCGCCAGCGACGGAAAGCGTTAGCGGACCGGAGTTGTCCGCGCCGACAATGCCGAAGAACACCTCAATGTCAGCGGGGTTGACGCCAGTGTCCACAGCACCAGTCTGGGTCGTGCCGGAGCCCGAGAGCGCCACTCTGGCAAAAGTATCGGGAAACCCCCTACCCCTTACCCACGCCCCAGAAACACGGCTATAATAGCCGTTGTTCGCGGGATTGGGATCGTTGAGCACTACACCCATGTAGTTCTCAGTGGGCGGAGTGACGCCGTTCAGCGCCGACAATGTATTGCGCGTAACTGCCTGGCCGCCGCTGTTCTGGATCATCTTGAGCAGCGCGCGGATTTCCGCTTTTACCGGCTCGTGGTCGCCGGAAGCCGGGACCTTGTCGACCCGATAGTCACGCCATACCTGATCGATCGTTTGGGACACGACAGGAACCTTTCCATAAAGAAAAAGGCCGCCCAGTGGGCAGCCTTAGTTGGTACATTGGTGTGTTGAGCGACTTAGGCGCGCGTGACCGAAATGCTGTTGATCTCGCAGGAGCCGTCGCTGGTGACGTAAAAGTTCAGCCAGGTGGTTGGCCCAGTCGCCACGAAGGTGCGGGTGACATTTCCGTCAACCACGATCCCGGCCTCGATCTGATTGCCACCAGCATTGGTGCCGATGTCGAGACGTCCGGAGGTGGAGCCTCCCACCCGCGACATGGTAAGCTTGTAGGTCTGACCGATCTCGGTACTGATGCTCTGGCGCAGCCTGCCCGTGCTACCCGACACGCGAGTGAGAACGAACTTCCCGCTTGCCGAAACACTGCCTGGCGACGTGCTGGCGTCCACCCATCCAGTCAGATTGGTCGGGTTCGTGCCGTTCACGACCAGTTCCACCGCCGTGACTACCACTGCGCCCGTAGCAACCTCGGCGGCCTCGATGCCGGAGCCATTGATGGCTACGACGAAGCCGTAATAGGTGCCAGCCGCTAGCCCAGTGATTACCCGGCTATCTGCGGCATTCGGTGCACCGTATTCGGTAGCAACCAGTGTCGCACCCGTCATGCTGTTGGTGCTGTTCAGATATAGGCGAGCGGCCGCGTAATTGGGGCTGTTGGGTGCGGTCCAGTTAAAGGTGATTTCGCCAGCGCCACCAACAGCACCTACCGAAGTGGCAATGCCAGTCGGCGTGGTGTCGGACGTCACCGTGATCGTTCCGACCGCAGACCAGCCGCCGGGGGTTCCACCGGGGGAGAGAGTGCGCACCCGGTAATTGTAGGTGCCACCATCGTCCACAGCTCCCGACACGGCGAAGCCGCCACCCTCGGCGGTCTGCATGTCCTGCCACGCGCCATTGGGCGCAGGGCGGAATTGCGCATGCTGCCGCAGGGCGGGACGGTCGGGCATGGTCCAACCCACAACGATGCGCACGCCGACCGTGCTGCCCTCGATAACGATCTGCTCGGTGGCGGCCGTAATGTCAGCGGGAGGGGGCAAGTCTACTGGCGAGCTGGTGTCTGGCGCGACGCCGGGAGGCGTGCCTTCCTCCAGCTCCGAGTCCCATGCATATGCGGCGGCCGTAAGCGACCGGACCTGCATTTGCACACCCGTCAGATCATCAAGAATGCGGATGGATTCGATTGCAAAAGTCGTATCGATTCCCATCGGCCCGAATTTGATGGTGACTGTTTCCTCGCCCAGCGCGTTGAGCCCATAAAAGTTGGTGATGATCGTGCCCGACCATTCGGGATTGGACTTGTGGGTGTGTATCTTCCCGATGCGACGAGCCTGCGCGTGCTCGGGCACCATCTGCAGGTCTATGGATTGGGACAGAACCTTGCCGCGCAACGCGACGTTTCCACCGTCAATCCACCGCTCGGCCTCGACCTCCATATAGTCCTGGGCCGGATCGGTATACTTGATGGTCAGCTCGTTGAAGGCGACCAACGCCGCCCTGCCACGCTGGAAGTCGGCGGAGATGATGTGGCCCTGATCGGCGTCCAGCGTAAGCTGCGGCGCAACCCATTGCCCACCACGGATCGCCACCTTGCCGGCGCCGTCGACATACAGGTCGGCATCGCAAGCCCGGCACATGCGCCCCAGCACGGTGCGCATTTCCTCGTTGAGCCCATAACCTCCGGCAAGGCGATACCGCTTCACGGATCCGCCGCCCTTCTTCGGTACGGATTGATCCGATAGATTGGCGAAGGCCTGAAAGCTGGCGAGGTTTATCCGGCTTTCGGGGAGCCCCGCGCCATATGGGAAGCCGGCACCGTCGCGTCCGGTGAGGTAGTCATAGATGCAATCGGCCGGGTTGTCGGAGTAGATGCGCGCGCCGGTACGCACTGATTTGACCAGCGACATGTCGGCGACGATGCGGACGCCGGGGTTGCCCTGTGGGTACACCTCGCCGATCTTTTCAGCGGGGACCTCCTGAAAGACGGCAAGGCACGTCGCTACGCCGCGTAGGCGGTGATCGGCGGTCACCAGGCCAGGGAATGCGGAAACCAGTTGCGAGTAGGCCGCCTGCGTCGCCTTGCCGTCTCTGAACAAGACCCGCGCCACTTTGTAGCTGGTGGTCGTGGTCGATTGAAATGGCCACGAGCCGGTGGTGACAGAGTGCGTAAACCTATACGGCTCCTCGATCACATAGCCGTCGCTGTCCAGCGTCACCTTCTGGTCATTGAGCCAGATTTCCTTGACCTCGGAAATCTCACCTTCGTTGAGGGTGATCAACGAATATAGCCGGCCACCCTTGCTCTCAAAAAACGCAAGCGTGCCGCCAACCTTGTTGCGACCGTCGAAGCGCACGCGCGGCCCTGTGGACTGGCGGATCGTCGCTTGCCGGTCAGACGGCTCAGGCGTCTGTGGGCCGGGATTGAAGGCGTTTAGCAGCAGCGAGGCACCGAGCAGCGCAGCGCCAATAATGGCCGATCCCACAAGCGTAGCGCCAAGTCCGGAGATCGCGCCGCCGTAGCCGATGTTGACGAGGAAGCTGACGCCAAGGGAAAGAGGGTCGCGTCGGCGCGCCGCATCCAGCCAGCGGCGGCCGGTATCGTCAGTCCACCTGATCATTGATCGCCCACGCCTGTAAAACTCTTGGATTGGTCAGAAAAGCGACGCCGGTATCGCTGCGGATCGCCCAGCACAGACCGGCTCCAACGCGTCCGGTGCAGATCGCGCCATACGGCTTGCCACCATGAACGATCAGGCCGAAGTCGCCAGTTCCCGGCTGCCGAACGCGGCGCGCCCCCACAGAGCGCGCCAGGCGAGACACGAGGCGCTGCAAGCCGCGCTCTTGGGCCACCAGCGCATCCTTGCCGGCTTCGTCGCTGTAGCGCCTGCGCAGTTCGGCTGCTGGGTCAACGCCGTGCACACAGCGCCACCAGTCCGCCAAAAATAACGAGCAATCATTGCGGCCATAGGCGAACGGACGCCCCGCACTCTCGTGCAGGAACTCGATCAACTTGCGCTGCATGATTGCTAGGCCCTAAGCCAATTTACCGTCTTGAAGATCAGCGACGGCGTGAACTCAAATCCCCGGTCACCCGGCCAGCGAGCTTGCTGGTCGGTGTCGGTCTGCAAGCCCCATGGTGCCCGCACGCGATCGACGAACAAGGTCTCGGCGGTCAGCGAAATTGTTTGTCGGCCCATAGCCGAAGACAGGGACACAGTGTCCATGATGCCGGGCCATATGGCGATCTTATCGTCCAGCGGCTCGGCTTTTTCGGTAAGGAACTGCACATAGACGCAGCATGGCCGGCCGGTAGCCTCCGTGCTGCCATTGGCGGCGACATTGAGCAGGAAGGCGTCAACGCCGGACAGGGTGAACGTCGCCTGCGGCGCCGACATGTTGATCGACTGCTCAAGCCCCGAGACGGAAAGCATCTGCCCCAGCCCGAGCCAGTCATGGCCGTCGACTGTCAGATAACCATGCCGGTCGGTGAAGCGCTGCGTGCCGCTCAAAAACTCGAATTCGAACAGCGTTGCTGCCGCCACGCGGTTGCCGGCGGCGATTTCTCTTACAACTGATGGAAGCATGCTTGACGGCCTATGCAGTCCAGCCCAGCGGCTCGACGAGGTTCAACTGAACGGTTCCGAAGCGGCCAAGCCGCAGGTCCACGCGGCCTTCGTCGTCGCTTTCCAGGCGCCAAACCGCTTTGGCATCAAAATCCGCCGTGCCGCTCTCATCAACGGCGTCTCGTAGCGGCGGCTTGAAGGTGATGGCATATTCATCGCCGTCAGCCTCCCATTCCGTCACGACATAAAGCCGGTCATTGACCGAAAAGAACACGCCGGCGGTCATGGCTCCGCCGAACTCCGGCGCCGAGATGATTAGCGAAGTAGCGCCGCGCG